CTAATTCATCTTCAATCCAATGTGCTTTTTCATGTCTTGTTGTAATATCGACAGCCCAAGGATAGTGAAATGGTTTATATGTTTCACTAAATTCCATAAGGCCACCTTGTTTCTTTACAAGAGTATCGGCAATTGCCATTAAATCGTTATATGTTCCAATATGTTTATCATCAATCCAAATCTGTGGTACAGATCTTATTGCTTTACCATTACTATGCTTTTGATAAAAAGCTAATCTTTGTTCTTCATCATCTAAAACGATTTGTGTATAACCAAATCCATGTTGTGTAAACCAAGCCTTTGCCTTTTCGCAGAAAGGGCAATTTGATTTAGTATAAATTAAAACTTCCATTTTCTTATCCTTGGCAGTTGATGCAATCATCCTGCTGTTCCTCCGTACCGTTGCTGAAATTAATTGCGTTTGGGTTAATAATATCATCTAACTTTTCGCGCTTGATTTTCTCAGCCACGTTTTCTGCTCTATTAGATGTCTCTGTTCTTAAATAATATAATCCTTTACAACCTTGCTTCCATGCTTGATAATGTACTGAATGGAGATATTTTTTATCTGCACCTGCAGGGAAGAAAATATTTAATGATTGACCTTGGCATAGATATCTTTGACGATCTCCTGCTAACTTAATCAATACATGTTGATCTAATTCAATTGCTGTCTTAAATACAGATTTAAGATGATCATCTAGAAAATCAAGGTGTTGAACACTTCCTCCATTTGTAATAATGGAACTCCATACATCATCAGTATTTTTGCCTAATTCTTCTAATACTTTTTCAAGATATGGATTTTTATTTAGATGAGATCCTACTCTTGTTCTTGAAGTAAATGCATTTGCTTTCCAAGGTTCAATACTTGGGCTTGTATTTACAATCATAGAACTATTTGCATTTGGAGCAATTGCTAACATATGAGCATTACGTCTTCCTGTACCTTTCATATCAGGAGCTTCACCGCGTTGTTTGCCCATAGTCATTGTTGCTTCGACTGCACGTTGCTTAATGTATTCAAAAATTTCATCATTAACTGCTACGGCTTCTTGACTTTCAAAAGGAATATTATGTTTTTGGAAAAATGAATGTAATCCCATCGCACCTAAACCTAATGATCTTTCTTGTTGCGCACTATAACGCGCTTTTGAAATTTCATCACCCGCATGATCAATAAAGAACTGTAATACATTATCTAAAAATACAATAAGGTCTTTAACCATATTTGTATCTTTCCACTCATCATACATTTCTAAATTAACTGAAGATAAACAACACACAGCAGTTCTTTCTTCATTAGTTACGAGATGGATTTCATTACATAAATTAGATCCTTTAATTGTAAAACCTAAATCTTTTTGTGTTTGAGGTAAAGCACGATTTGCAGTATCAATAAAATTAAGATATGGTTCACCTGTTCTATATCTTGTTTCAAGAATATGTTCCCATAGTTTGCGAGCTTTCATTGTATCACGTACTGATTTATCGTTAGGATCTAATAAATTCCAATCCTCGCCTTTTTCAACAGCTTCCATAAACTTATCTGTAATATTAACAGCGTGATGCAAATTAAGGCATTTACGATTAACATCACCTGTAGGAATACGCATATTTACAAATTCTACTATATCAGGATGATCGACATCCATATATGCCGCGTATGAACCTTTTCTTGTACGACCTTGACGATATGCAACCATATCAGCATCAACTGTATGTAAAAAAGGCATAGGTCCTGGAGCTTTCTTTGAAACGGCACGAATATCGTTCCAATGTCCACCAACACCACCACCTTTCACTGATAACCAGCGTAGTTCAGCAGTATGATCTATAAGACCTTCTAGTGTGTCTGGAACATAGGTAAGGAAACAACTAATAGGTAATGCCTTTACCTCTTCTCCTTTAATTGGGGCATTCGAGAGGACAGGAGAAGCATACATAAACCAGCCTTTAGAAACATAATCATAGATTCGTTGTGCTAAATTTAAATTATTACCACAAAAAGCAACAGCCGCTCGAGCAAAAGCGTGTTGAGGTGACTTTTCGTCTTCTCTACAATAATAGTCTTTCAATAATTTAAAAGACTGCTCTGACAATATTTTATCTCTTTTACTGTCGATTTCTATGCCTAAATGCTGCATTTAATTCTCCTAGTGTACTTGTACGTAGTTTCCAACCATAGGAAAAATCTTAGCAATAACGCATGCGATTTCTCTGGCTAGTTCCATGTGTTCTTTTTGAGTTCCATTTCCACTTCGTAATTCAATGAAATGAATCCATGATCGAAGTGTTCCATTAACATATAATCTTGATACGGTAAGTCCTTCAGGAAGAACTGCCCGCGCTTGTTCTTTAGCGATACCTTGATCAATTGCCCAATTATATAATTCTTTTGATTTTCTTATAAATTCCATTTGCTTCATTCTAAAATTTTCATTAATTCGTCTATGATTTTCATTACTGGAATCTATATCTATACTATTTTGTCTGTTAGTCTGATCTTGTAGTCTTGCATCTCTTGTAACGAATTCTAAATCTTCTACAGGATTTGCATATCTTTGACTAAACTCTTGAAATGAAAATGATCTATGACGTAAAAACTGTCTTGCGATATCTCTTGTAGTTTCAACTTCTATACATGCACTTGCCATTTCAAATGGAGACCAATGTTTATGTTTAGAAAGATAGTTAAGAAGTTTTTCACTGGTTTCAGTGTTAAATTGATTAGAAGGATTTGAGACTCTTGCTGCAAATGCAATAAGGTCTTGTACATTAGATAAACCTTCCTTTAAGATTTCTTCAGAAGGTTGTGAATAGCTAATCAGCTTAGCATGCATTATAATTTTCTCCATTCAGTGAATTTCAGTTTTGCTTCTAGACCTTTATAAACGTTTTGACTAATAATTGTTTCAACGTTATTAAGACCATTAAGAAACATTTCATTGATGTCCTTACCTGGAACATCTTTAGGCCATATACAAATTTTATAGCCCTGTTCTATAATTTTTTCCATACGTTTATGAATCTCTTTATTTCGAGGTTCCGCATCGAAAACGAATATCGCATTTTCATTTGCATGTTTGAGCGCTGATGTATTTCCTTCCGCTCCTGCCATTGCAACAGAATTTTTGAGGAACATGCTATCTAAAGCACCTTCCACAACATAATATGGTCGTTTGAAGTCAACCTTATCTAATCCAAAGATTTTAGGTCGATCATCAAACATGATAGTAATGTACCTTATGCCCGCGGGATCAAATCCTCTGGCCGACACTCCGAATATTTTTTTATTCTCATCAAGAAAAGGTATCACTAATCGAGGTTCATCTTTGTCTATATTCGAGAATTTATCTGGTATTATACCATTAATCCATGCCTTAAATTTTGGCGCATAGTAAAGACGATAATGATGATTCGAAGGAATCTTCCTCTTATCTATATATGTTTTTACGGGATGATTCCAAGCCAATTGTGAGATTTTTTTAATCTTTTTTAGTGTACTATTGTTAGTAAACTGAGGCGCTTCAAATTTGATTCCTTCAAGTATAGGCTTGTCTTTAGTTTTGTATTTATTGATAAATTTTTCAGAAACATAGTCTTTAAATGCAAGAGGGTCAACCGTCTTAAGAAAGTAGGAAAAGGATTGACTTGCTCCACAATTGTGACAATAGTAGAACAAATTGTTTTCTTTCTCAAGCAGCCAACCCCTTGCTTTTGTTCGTGACTTTTGTGAGTCACCACAGAGAGGGCATCTGAAGTTAATTTTATATGGATTAGTAGACCTAATACGAAACTGGTCTAAGCGTCCACCGAGTGTCTGCGCATACTGTATGTCAGTAAAATCAATCATAATATAAATCTATCTGTAGTATAGTTGAGATATTATACCATAGGTTGGTATAGATGTCAACTATTATTTAACGGTTTGTGTACGACCAGATTTTGGATCAACCTTATAAGCAAAGAAATCGACTTCTGGAAAGTCTTTTTTAAGGTCGAGGAGAGCTTTTAAATTTTCAAGATGATCATCAAATAGTCTTATTCTACCATATTCACCAGTCTTTAAAAAATTACGGAATATGACTTTTTTGTTTTCAGCTGAAGAACCACTACCAAGATTACCAGCTCTATGGATATGAACATTTTTAATGTCTATACCATGCGATTGAAACGTTTTAAGAAAAAGATCTCTATCGTCCATATCAGAACGAGCTGTTACAATAATAACTTTACTACCAGATTTTACTGCATTCTTTATTATTGCTTTAGCTTTGGCTATAATTTTACCAATGGGTGTTGCTGTTTGAAAAAACAATTTAGATGATTTAAATTCTGAATAATCATACTCTTCACCCTTTTTTAATTTATAACTATTAAAAGTTTTAGGGGTAAGAGATTTTACAATCTTATTTGTTTTAGTATCACGTACTAATACACTAGCTTTTGATATAAACATTGTATCATCAATATCAAAAATTGTCAATCCTTTTGAACCTTTTTTTTCTTCTAGATATTCTTGGAACCTAATCATATTGTTATTATATACTAGTTTATGTGAAATGTCAACTGTTATTTATGAAATAATGAGATATCTAAGAATTGCACTACAAATGTGGCTACTGCGATTGCACCAATCAACCACCATTTAAGGTTTTCAATTCCTCTTATACGAACTTCTTGGTTATCAATCTTATCTTGTAAATCTTTTGCAATATTTTCAATAAGTCGTATTGTTTCTTTGTGTCTATCTTCATGCCATTCACGGCTACGCTCGTTGACTTCGGAGTGTTTATTTCTTGCGTCTTCCATAGCTTTAAGCATATCCCTTCTAAAGTTCTGCTTGTGATCGTCAAGTTCTTCTTTTAAAGCAAATTTAGTCTCAACATTGATGCGTGACTGAGTGTCGATTTTTTCTTCTAAGTAATCGAGTTTCTGATCAAACCTCTCAATAATTTGCTGTTGTACAGCCATGCCTTTCGATAAAGCAGTGATTTCATCTACAACAGAATCAACCTTATCAAAAAATCTTTCAATTTGTTTGAGGTCGTTTTTTATAAGAGCTATGTCTGTTTTGATATGTGAAACGGTGTCGTCTGACATCGTGCCTCCAAGCTAAAAAAATTATCACTTAGTGCATTATGTTGACAATTGTATTTATTTGAAAATGGGCTTCTATTAAGAATTATATTATAAGTTTTTTTAATCTTTTTCTATAGCTAAACCAGCACCAGGTTCGTCATTAATTGTAACGTTCCTATAGTACACAACCACCTCTCCGAGCTCTCTGATGTACCTACGGAGCTCTTGAATGTTGGCTGACATTAACTCATAATCTTTAATTGTAGTGGCTACAAAGAGGACGTCTCCACCATTAGCGGCTTTGATATCTTCCATGAATCTATCTAAATAGGTATATCCTTCTGGCCACTCTGGATTATCTCTATCTTCTAATGCACACGTTTTAGGTCGTGTTGTTTGCGGAGTTCCATCATCATTTAATACAGGATTGCCCTGATCATCAAGTCTTGGAATTTGTTTACATGGGTTTGCTATAACTGCTTCAGATACTACATACCATTTAGGTTCTTCTAAATTTATAGGTCTTGGTAATGTAGGTTGGATGATTTCTATACGAACTGGCTTAGTTACAATTTCAACTTCTTTGGTACCTAAACCAAGAATTGAACATCCACTAATCAGAAGAAGTGCTAGAGAGCTCGCTAATAGCTTTAGTATCATTCTCAATCTCCTCAAATGCTGCTTTAGTACCATTATTAATACGCGTCTCAATAAGGCCCGGCCTCATAAGAGCGAGCCTATCGAGATTGTGTCTTCTGAAAATATCTAGATAACGATCTTTTTCTGCTTCAATAGCAGCGTTCGCACGAGAAAGGTTATTTAATGCTTCACCTTGTTTCTCATACGATTCTTTCATTGCGTTGAATGCAGCAGCTTGCTCTTCAATCGCATATTCTAATTTGACATTATTTTCTTTTAATGTCTGATTTTCATTCCATAGCCAATAACTCGCGCCACCAAGCACGAGAATCAACGTTAAAAATATCTGATTAAACACTGATTATTCCTTTGCATAAGAATGCAGTGTTATTTTTTAGATTTAGACTCTTCTTTCTCGTCTTCGTCTTCGTCTTCGTCGTCAGACTCGACTTCTTCCTCATCAGATTCGTCTTCATCAGACTCATCTTCTTCGTCTTCGTCTTCGTCTTCTTCTTTGACTTTACCTTCAGCCATTTCATTATATTTTTCTTCTAAAGAGGCACGAATTCTAGCATTCATCTCTTCTTCAAAAGCCTCTTTCATTTTAAGAGGATTATTATCAATTGCTTCGGCAATTATTTTTTCAATAGACATTTCTATTTCTCCTATTTAAATTAACTTAGCTCTGTATATAAAACCTGATTCATTAGGTTCAACTGTATTTGTTAATAAAGCGTTATAATATAATTCGTCAAACCCAATCTCTTTATCGTTGTCTTGATCTGGATTCCAGTTAGAGACTTTTCCACCAGTTTTTAAATGTATCGCAATACGTTTTGCGGTGAATTCTGATAATTTAGTTTGGTACTGACATTTTTGTTGAATTTCTTCTAAGCCTTCCTCATCTATAAGTGAAGATGGATATACAACAGCATCTGTACCTTTATATTCAGGGTCTTCATCGCCAGAATCAAAACCTAACATTTCACTTAAAGATACTTTACCTTTTTCATTTGAAGCTTCTAATATCTTTTTAAGATCTTTAGCACCAGATACTTGAATTGCCACTTGTCTCATTTCCATTTCTGGTTCCATGTCCAATGGCTCTTCCATATCATCTACTGGTTCTTCATCATCTTCGACTTCTGCTTCATTAATACTATTATATGCATTTTCTAATGCAACACGTAAACGCGAAGTCATTTCTTCATCGAATGCTTCTTTCATTTTTAACGGATCGTTATCAATCGCGTGTTGAATTATTTTATGCAATGACACTTTAATTCCTTTAACAGATTATCTTTTTTATTTATTAAACTTCTTCCATTCGTGACATCAGGCGCTCTGCTCTGTTTGTCACTTGACGATACCATTTAGAATCTCTACCTTCAACTGCAGCAGTTTTCCAATCACCTTCTAATACAGCAGCATTAAACTTTTTAAATCCACTCAAACGAGTACGACCCATGTTGAACATCATATTAACCACGATCTCTTGGACCTCTCCTGGGAAATCTCCAAATTCCCCTTCTCCGTATAGAGCGTGACATTCTCCGATGGCAGTTTCAAGATCTCTGTCGAAACACGTCCTGACTCTTTCTTCGTCAACACTTGTACCAACTGGTTTTCCGAATTCCTCATCACTTTCGAGGATAAGGTGACCGACTCCAAAGGTAGGTAAGCCGAGATGGTCGAGATAGATTTCATTTACTACTCCCTCATCGATTTTTAATTGTTCAAATACATTGTCTTTATTCTGTTGTTGCATTGTTTTACCTCTATCTTGACATAAAGTCAATAAAATTTTTCTTTTTATATTTACCTTGAGATTTCTTAGATACGCCAGGTTCACCTTGTGCTCCAACTCCTAATCCTGCAATAGCACCACCACCAACATTAACAGTTGGTTCTTCGTCCATATAACCTTTTTGTCTAAGCCAATCTTCTACAGCTGTTCGTATTTCAGTGCCTGTCTTACCTTGAACTTTATAATCGATAAGCAATTTACTGAGTTCTTTTCTATCTTTAGGAGAAACTTTCTTTTTAGCTTCTTCTAATTTAATTTCTTCATTTGCGAGTATATCTCCATACTCTTCAACGAAGCGGTCTAAGAAAGAATTATGAAAATCTTCAGATAAATCAACGTCTTCTAATAAGACACCATTTTGATTTCTATAATTTTCTGATTCTTTAATTAACCATAGAGCTGCAGCATAAGTAGCAAGTCTAGTAGAACCACCTGGTAATTTAGCTAATAGCTTTTTAAGATTTAAAATTAGTTGGTCAAATATACCAAAAGCTTTGCGCTGCTCAGCCTTAGTAAAATCTCTACGACGAATAAGGATATTACCTTTTCCGTCTATGATTCCTAATTTATAAGCTGGCCAGTTTTTAAACGGCTTTACAAGCCTTTTAATAAAACTGAAAACTAAAAATAAATCTACTACCATTAGATTTCCTTTAACCTTTGTGTAATTAATTCATCTGAAATTATACTATCAGAATTAATACTAATGTCGTCATATATGATTACTTGAGGCATGAAATTTAAATATTCCACAAAAGGCTTTAAATATTCATGAAACTCGTGTAACCGCATAAACAACATATTAGTTCCAATTGGACCAAACACATTGTATAATACAATGAGATGGTTTAATATCAACCTTTCTTTAAGTTCACCGTCTGATCTATATCTTCCGAATAATTTTCTGAGGTATTGAAACCTCTTCATATCTTCTTCAAATTCTGACATCTCAGTACACTGAGGGTTGTCGTAATGCTTCATTGCATATAGCAGAAAGGTTGATTCTGTTAACTTCATAATGAAAAAAGGTTTATGTTGTTAATTATTATTAACTGTCGGCTACGATTGTATCTTCAACTGCTGTGTTACCAGTAACACCCAAGTCACCTGCATCTGATTGTGATACCTTCATAGGTACCAAGCATTCTGCAAAGTGTCTTCCATTTGAAGTGTGGTATAACCACCAACCTGGACCAGTGAGACCTTTAGCTCTGTTAGATGCAACACCTGCCTCTGTTAAGTCAACGAATACTGCGTTGTCTTTATCATTGGACTTATTAGTGTTATTAGCATCGTCCTCGAGCCACTTAGGTACGCTAGCTGGAGCGTCTGTTTTTCCCCATAGTGCCATGTTATTTCTCCTGTTTAATTTAACGTTAAATTATAACAAAAATTATTTCAATTGATTTAATTGTTCTAGAATTTCAGCCTTTAAAGCACCTGATTTAACTTTAACACCTCTGTGTTTTGCTTCTTTAAGCAATTGTGCTTTTGTTAACTTGCCGAAATCGCATGTAACTTTTCCATCGGCTTTAGCAGCCTTTTTTACTACTCTCTTTTTTGGAGTAGGTTTTACTTCTTCGGTTTTAACACCAAAAAAAGATTTTAGCCATTCAATTAGTTTTTTCATAATATCTCCCATATTTTTTACTAATTAATTATATATTAATTTTATTTAAAGCTTTTGCTAAGAGCTCTAGTCTTAAGTCTCTCTGCAGTGAGTGATTCGCCCATACAATTAGATGCATAAAGCTGTTCAAATTTTTCTTTAGAACATCCGTATTGTGCATTAAGTTGCTTATACATTTCATCCTTTGAACAATTACTTGCATGAAGCTTTTTCATTTCTTTAGCAATGACTGTATCATCAACACTTTCATAGCCTTCTTTTTTCATTGCTTTACTAATTGCAGCTCTTCTTTTTTTAAGATACTCATCTGAATCATCTACATCACCATCATTGTCGATATCTGCATCAGCTTGACCGACTGGGTCCATTTTCTTAGCTTCATCCTTTTGGTCTTTGTATAATATAATACCTGCTTGAGGATGATATACATCATCTTGAACATCACTAACTGTTTCAGCATCATCGTCTGCACCTAAATATTTTTTAGCATAAGCAACAATAGCTTTTTCATCACCTTGTAACATTACCACAGCGCCAGGATTAGAACTCCCAATCTTTTTCATAGTAAAACCTTTCTTATCTGCGATTTTACCAGTGAAGTGGCTAACTTTTAAATTAGCTTCAACTAATGGTTTGCGAATTGCCGCCTCCATTACCATATCAATTTTTTCTTTAAATGACATTTCAGTCTCCCTTATAAAATTTATTAATTTAAACTATTTATCTTTTGGAGTTATTTTAATTATTAAATCATTAACTCCTTTAATGATTCTGTGGTATTCATTTTCTTTTATAGTAAATTTCATACCTGGTTTCAAAAGCCAAGGTAAAGCACCTTCCCATTGAAATTGCCAACCATCACCTTCGAGAATTTCTATTTCTCTTGTTTCATCGTCTCTATGCCAAACAAATTCTTCGTTTGGTCTATTAGCAAAAAATACTCGACGATCATTAACGTCAAGATAAGGATTCATATTTACTTTACTTAATTAAGCCTGCTAAAAGCTTAATTCCATCAATTATTTTTCCAGCCAAAATTTTATTTTCTTCTAATTCAAGATCAGCTTCAATTTTTGATATATCAAGCAAGTCTTGTACTAATTCTTCGTATTCTGCTTGAGTTAAATCGCCATCTTCTAATAGACTTTTATATTCTATTACTTTTTGTTCTGTTTGTGCTTGCCAATTATCTAAGCTCATTTCCTATCTCCAAAAACACTTAATACGTTATTAGTCACGTTGTGTATATTAGTTCTTTTAATTTTGCAATATGCTTCACTAGGATTTTCTTTTTCTTTTAATTCTAGTGTAAGATCGTGTATACCTTTATATATTTCTACAATATTATCGTTTAATCTATGCTTTGCATAAGTGTGTAAATATTCAGCTCTATAATTCATTTGGCTAATCATTGAACTTTTACACCACTCTTCTGTTGAACCATGAGATAATGATATTACATTGAGCTCTACTAATTTGCCATATTCAACATTATCAAATTCACTTGGTACAAATTTACCAATAGATGAACATCCTACTGCTAATACTGCAAATAATCCTATTAAAATATTTTTCATAATTACCACCAGTAACTGCCGCCACCTTTAAGTCCAAGTGATTTAGCATATCTTGGTAAACGACATGCCCAATAACCTGCACTCATTTTATCTGTTTTTGTATCACAATTATGACGAGCTGCAAAAGACCGTGCGGCATCTCTATCATTAATCTTTGCAGTTAATCCGCCTTTTTCATCACCAAAATTAATCTTTTTAACATTACCTGTTTGAGGATCTCTTACATAAACAACGTATTTCTTTTTACCAGAACTACGTTTTGGTTTATTTAATTCTGGCTCTTGTTCTTCTTCAAATTCAATCATTGGTTGTTCTAAAGGAACTGTAACTCCTTCATATAAGCCAAAGTTTGATTCGTTGATAAACTCGCGAAATCCTTTCATCGTCTTATTTGTTCTTTAATTCGTCTTTTAAATCGTCTATTTTACTTTGTATTTTCATAGCTCTTTCAAGATGATATTCTCCTTCATCTTGAAATTTTTCGAATGCTGTATCGTCACCTTTTTCTTCAGCTGCAGCAGCTTTTCGATCGGCTTCTTGAGCGAGCTTCTCTATCGAATCCATTTGTTTTTCTAGTCTTGCTATTTCAATCTTAATCTTACCTTGAGCAGAAATATCTTTACCAGCTGTAGAAAGACTTGTGTTTTTACTATAATAAGCTACCTTGTCATCATCGGACATCTTATTTACTGATTTATCAGCATCTCTTACTTTAGCGGCAAATTCTTTTTCTTTATCAGTTGGTATTTTTGTATACATTTGATTGCCAGGTTTTTTCTCGTAACCAGCATCTTTCATTTCTTTATCAATAAATCTATCTTTTTCGTTCTGACCCATTTGATTCCAAACTTTACCCATCTTTTTAGCTTTTTCTTTTGCCTTTTGTAAAGCCATGTAAGAATCAACACCGCCCTTAATATTTTCGTCGATAACATCGTCAAACATACCAGATGCTTTCATGTCTCTCATGGCTTGTTTTTTAATCTTATCAATATTTGCTTTATTGAGTTTTTCAACAGCTTTCTTAATCATGAGTAGACGCTTTTCTTTCTCTTTAGGAGATAGTGCTTCATCTAATTCAATTTCAACCATCATATCTTCAACGATAGAATCAAATGTGTTTTCAACACTTTCACCATGTTGAATAACAATGCTTCTTAAGTAATCACCGGCTTTTGCTCTTGGATACATACTCGTAAACGCTTTAACATCACCTTGTGCAATAATTGCTGCTAATGTTTCACTAGGATCTGTATCTAAACCATAGATATGCTTTCTAAGATCTTTGTATTTTGCTGATCTATAAAGGTCATATGCTTTTTGAAAATCTTCTTTATCATATCCACCGCGCTTAACAAGAGATTGTAAAGATTTGAGAACATCACCACGACCTTCTTCTAATTCAACTTCTTCTAAGTTTATTTTAAAAGGATTTTTACCTTTAAACTTAAACTTTACTTTTTCGTTATATGCAAATCCCTTTAAGTTTGGATCACCTTGAACTCCTGCAGGTAATTTCTTTTTAACACCAACAGAAATATCATCAACTTGTGCTTCGTTAAAACTTTTAAAACGTTTCATTTCTATTTCTATCCTCCGAACTCGTGTCCAGCGACACGTTTCATTTGTTTGTTAAATTCTTCTTGTGAAGGTTTATTCTTATAGAGTTTAATAGTAAGATGTGCTTTATCTTTACCTTTAATTCTCCAATTATAACCTTTTTCTTTATGTTCTGGTTTGGTCGTTTTTACAACTCTACGCTTATATCCATCTTCCCACGATTCAGATCCTTCGTCAAGTTTACCACCTGCAGCAGTAAAGGCTGCTATTGCCATATCTCGACGTTTTTCTTTGTCAGCATCTTTGAATTGTGGAGCATCTGATTTCATAAAATCATCAATCCAAGCTCCGAGTCCATCAGAGACTTTTAACTTTTCTTCTAAAAATTCTCTAAAGGTTTTCATTTTGATTGTAGCGCAGCATCGATCATTTTAATATCTTTTTCTAGTTCTCTTATTTCTTCACCTCTAGGATTCTTACCTCCTAAAGCTGTCATAGTACTATGCTGTCCTTTTAAAGCTGTAATAGAATTTAATTTCTTTTTACGCATATCTTTTAATTTTTCACTATCGTATCTCATAAATCTATTTTCTACGCCCCACTGACTATCTTCGTTTTTTAATCTAGCGTGACCTTTACGTTTGGTATCATTTTCAATACGTCTCTTAACAAGTTTAGCCACCACTTCAGCGTCTGATAAATTGCCGTTTTCCATATCTTTCATAAGCTTAGTCTTAAGTAAACCGAGCATATGATCAAGAACTTGACCATTACGAGCAGCTAAGGTTGCTTCTTCAATTTCAACTTCTTCAAACATTTTTTGTAATTGCATATAATAGTGATCTTGAACAAACCCTCTATCTACAGGAACAGTTCTCTTACCACCATTATATGTAAATGTGATTTTCTTATCGTTAGTTTCTGGTCTTATGATTTTTCCACCATTGCTTCTAATTTCTTTTTCTACAGTAGAAACAGCAACTGCGCCTTCGTCTAATATGTCGAAATCGAAGTTTTCATTCGCTTGTCTTAAAGCGTCTCTAACTCGAGGATGTTTTTGTAAATCTTTTTTCAATCTTGAGATTTTTTGATAAGCTGCACTATAATTACCCTGCTTATATCTTGGGTCATTAGCAATACCGATTGCCATTTTAATATCTTTTGAAGTAATAGGACTATCAAAATCATCTCTTTCTTCTTTTAAACCTACGTAAATATGTTTTGATGCAGTTTGCATTGCACTTTTTTCTGAACTATATACGCCAATTTCTTTTCCGTCAATACTTAAATGAAACTTACCACTTTGTGGTTTTACGCGCACGGTATGACCTTTAATTTTATAATCACGAGGACTAATCGTTTTTGTTTTACTTGTTGGTTTTAATTCTTCTTCTACTGGTTTTTCAGGTTGAGTTCTCTTAAGCCATTTCGTAATATCTGTATACTTACCAGTTAAATGTAACAACCAAACTTTTTGACCTTTCATTTTTTCTGAACTTGTTTCTAAACCCATAGCCATTGCACGTCTTTCTGCTTTTGCTGCGTCTTGAAGAGTTTCAAACTTAAATGATACAGTCATTTCTACTAAATTCATATTAAAATTTTCTATAGCTATGTCTGTTAATTTTTTCTTCTTAACACCTTGGCCGGGAGTATCTGAGGCAAGCTTATCTTTTGCTGAAGTAGTTCCCCAGAAACCTGCTCCACTTTCGTTAATTAAGTCTGTTAATTTTTTCATTAGTTATCAATCCCTGCGTTCTTTTTAATTTGACTAATTTCGTCTCTTAGTCTATTAGCTAAAATTTCGTGATCTTTAATTTTTTGTCTGAGTTTACCAATCTTATCTTTATCGGCATCACTTAGTTTTGGATTGCCGTATTTATCTGTTTCTCTTTCATCGATACATTGTTGTAATTCTTCTTTTGATTCAAATGGTACTTCTTTATATCCTTGCCTCTTAAGGTCAGCAATCTTCTTCTCATTACCTTTACGCTTCATTGAAGCACGATGATGTCCACTTGCATCGTCTTTAGCTAACTTAATATACAGGTGTCTATCCTTTTTAGGTGTAGACCATTTCTTGACTAAGTCGTCTCGGCCATAGAATGAGCCTTCAGTATGTTGATTTAATTCTTTTTCGAGGTCTTGTTCAGCAATAGGTTGTTTATTATAAGTAGCAATCTGTGCTAATGCTTCTCTTATTGATCCTTTTACAGTTTTCATTATTTGTTATCCCTGTCTTTTTAATTGCCCTTATGTTGTTTCCACAAGTCAGCATCGGTTGTTTTTTGTGTTTTTCCACCAGTTGCAAAACTATTAACTCTTGCCAATCCCCATTGAGTAGGAGTTGTTCCTGGTCGATGACCTGATTTCCAAGCAGCGACTCCACGGTCAAATACTTTTTTAAGAATACCATAAGGGATTCCAGTTTTTTCTGCTTTGTTTCTAAGAGATTTTTCTGGATTACTTTCGAATACAAATTCAAGATCTTCCCCTAATCTTAATAATTCTTTAAGCTTTGCTTCTCGCTCTGCTTCTATTTCATAACCTTTTTTATTAATTTTAAACCGTTTATCAACAACTACTGAACCATTGCGTGCTAATAGCATGTGTGGTTTTTTCAAACCTGCTCGTTCATAATTAGTTTCACCAAACATTTTCTTAAATTTAGAAGTATGTTTACTTGGTTTTGTTTCTGCAGTTGCATCACCAGGTGCTGGTTTATATGCATCTGGATTATCATCAGCCATTTTTGCTTGTTTATTGAATTGTGCTTTACGTTTATCAGCAGTTGACTTTGCTAGTCCAGTATGATATGATGAACCTTCTGAAAGTCTTTGTTCAAGAGTATATTCTTTGTATGTACTCTCTGTATTTTCGTTTGTAAATCTTAAAGCTTTTTTAACTTCTGGATGTCTAGATAATCCTTTTTTAATCTTTTCAATTTCTTTAATAGCGTAATTCATATTACCTGCTAAGTCAAGAGCTAATTCAATTGCTAATTTTGTCTTCTCATCTCGTGCTGCTCTTTTTGCAGCAGGGTTGTCTCTATAATACTGAGCAACTTCTCGACCAGTAAGTTTTTGTTTACCCATTGGTGATAACGGATCTAATTTACCATTAACTACTTTTTCTTTTAAGTAATTAGTAACTAATTGATCTAAAGATTCTTTTTTAGCTTTAGATGTATCAACTTTTTTAATTACTGGTTTTTTCTTTTGAACCGTAGGATTCTTTGGTTTCTTTGAAGCGATTTTAGAAGCGAGTCTTGCTCTTTCAGCCGCTTTTACTTTAGGCATAAATCGTCTCATAAGAATTTCAATTCTATTTTTAGGAATTCTTGCTACACGATCATCAATGCGTTGTCTTGCACTATATGGCATATCAGCATATCTATTTGCTTTTGCAAATCTCTTTTTCAACATACGATATACTAAACGACGAGCACGTTTTTTGATTACTTCAACGGTTGCAACCCTTTTCATTGCACGTCTTCTACCCATACGAATTTTACTTCTCATACGCTTCATTAACATTTTGCGCTTGAGTCTTTGTTGACGTGTAAGTGCTTCGCCTAATAACTCTTCAGTTAAATCTTCATCCATAAAGATTTCATCTAAGAATTCGTTATCAAAATCTTCGAATTCTAATTCCATTGTTTCTTGAAGTCCCATACCAACTCTTACTGAGTCATATACAACTTTAGCTTGACTTTGTAATTTTCTTGGAAGTCCTTTCTTAAAAGAATCAAAGTCTTCATCAGCAGCTGCTTTTCTCATTTTAGAAGCAGACATTCCTGATACGTCATCAGCATCAGGATCTCTATCACCTGCTGATATTACAGATACCTTATCAAAGGTAAAATCCTTACCGTTATATTTGGTAAGTAGTGTCTCAAATTCACTAACACGATCTGAACCGACAATGAGCACAAGTTCTTTATATTGACGTTGTAATTCTTTAGCAACCTCTATAATGGTGCGTGCTCTTGATTTAACAATCAACTTGGTTCCGAATGCGCGTTTTGCGAATAAAAGTTTTTGGTCGTATGAGAGTGGATTCTTCTTAGGATCTGTGGAGTGAGATAAGTAGATTAGCGGAGTTCCACCCATTGACAAAGCAGTAGAAATTACTTTATTGACCAATTTTTCATGACCAACTGTCACAGGATTCATACGACCAAAACTGATAACTGCTGTACCGCCGCGTGGTGCTTCGGTTACAACAGGTTTAATATTGACATAATTCTTTGGATTTAATTTTTTCTTGCCGATTTTTCTTAATGCAGGATTTGTTTTAATATTTTCTGCGGCTTTAAGTTTTAAGGCAATATCACCCAATGCTGTTTCAAGATCATCCATCATGTCTTGTGTTTTTTCGGCAGCAAACGGGTCATCGGGATTTACTCTATCCCTTTGTTCTGGATTTGGTTGTTCTTGGTCTGTATCAACTTCACTGTCAGCTGGTTTTTCGCCATCAACAGGTTCTTCATCATCTTTTGATCTTGATCTTAAGTCTCTGATTCGATCGGCCACAGTTGTTTTCTCGTCAAGCTGAAGTGACGATACACTATCCAAGAATTCTTGAAATGTTTGACTCATTTATTAAATCCTAATTAAAATTTAAATCTACTCTGGTTTATTTATAATATTTTGAAAAACTGGATATAAATTCATAGTTAACATTAGCACTTTGTGACCAGATTGTTGATTCTCTTAACCAACCAAGAGCTGGTGTTGGTGACATAATTTTTAGTGGTAATGCTGTTTGTCGTTGTCCTCGAATAAAATATGCATTATCTACTGCACCTAAAATGCCTCTTTGTTCTATTTCATTTACTAAAAACTGTGCAGTTTTCTTTGTCATCATATATGCATGCGCACCTTCGTGTCCATCAATATCTATTAATTCTTCAGGTGGACCTGCTCTTTGATGATCATATCTTGATGGGTCTGTTAATTTATATCCTAATACAACAATGCAATTATCAGGTATTTCTATATTGGGTTTATGCAATATGATAGCGTCATGTTCTAATACAATACCGACATCATCATCACCTTCTGCAATCATTTTCCATATTTTACCATGTCCTGCACTACAAGCATTTGCTTTTTGAGAAGGTGTAGGATTAGCTATATATCTTATAGGTTCATAAAAACTTTGTTTAATACCAGTTAAACACCAAGCTGCACGTCCAGTCATATTTTGATAACCTTGAACGTATTCTCTTTTTAAACCTACTTTATCACAACTATCTGCACATATTTTTGCATATTGTGTTGAGATAGGAGTATTGATTTTTAAGATATAAGCTTTCACTTAGGATCGCCTTGAGGCGGTCGTATTAATGATTGCATCTTTTCATTTGCTTGTAAAAAATCTACGAACTCCCAAGATTCACCTTTATATTCTACAATATAACGGCCTTCTTCAGGACATTTTAATACAACTGCAGTTTCCATGTAATTATTACTATTATCCATTTTTTAATTTATTATATAATTCACAATCTTCTTTGAAGTGATTATTAATTCCTTGTAATGCTTCGATATCAAATTCTATTTCATTTGATCTATTTTTTCTTGTGTCTGTTTTATGATTTGGTAGTGGATAGTTAATTAAAATTTTATTATTATAGCAAAATTGAAATAACTCTTCTTCTAAATTTTCGTATAGCCAAAAACGACCTATTCGTTCTTCACCAATTTTTAATAAATCAGTTTGTCGTATAGCAGAGTTTGCATCATTATCAAATATACCATTTGTAGTCCACGATTTATATTCTTCTAAAGATGCTTCTCTTCCAGGTGTTCTAAATTTCTTATAAAAATAGTAAAAGCTTTTTGCTCTATCTATTGGGTCTCTTAATAATGCGAATACATCATATTCACGAGCTTGTTCTTCTGTTATAACACCTTCTGCAATTAATTGGTTTAAAGTAAAATGATAGAAAGCATAAGGTCTGTATCGTGATACGATACTTTCATCTAATGTTCCTGGTAATTTACTATCTTCAACTTCTGTATAGATAGCATCTGGATCATCGATATTGCGAATAAAAAAATCCGATAAACTACTTGATGCAGTTTTCGGAGTACGTAAAAAGAGAAATTTGTATTTGTGTGATAAGTACATTTATACTCCTTGTGAATAATCTACACAATTATATCCCATTCCAGTAGAACCCCACTTATGGTCAGCGTAAATTTTATCTGGTCCATCATATCTTTTTGCACCATTAATATAAAATTGTGGTATAAAATAATGTGATGGAAAAATTGTCAATTTATGTTTAAAGCTTGGAACAAATTTTGAAAGAAAACTATTTCCTGTAGACACAAAAGGTTGTGGATGCAATTGATGTGGTTTTAATGTATGAAGTGTATCAATTAATAATTTAATAAACTCATTTCCAGGATTACAAGCAAAAATAGGTTGAACAAAATCTGGTCGACCTTTTTCATTTTCATAACATGTATAAGCATGGTCTTCTGGAGATTGCCATAACTCATCTGTATTCTCTAAACAAATCATATCAGCTTCTGCTATAAATCCACCTTGTTCATATAGTAATTCATATCTTATTAAATCAGACACTCCACACCAAGCTCTTGCATTATAATAATGTTCAATAAGATGTTGGTTATACCATCTTCTTTCTTTTAACATTGCATCAGTAAATATACTGTATTCCCAATCAGGATGTTTATCTCTCCAAGTATACATCCATTTAAGAGGAGCTGGTTTTGGTCCAATCCATATATGACTTAACTTTTTTTCAATAGAGGTTTCCATCAGTCAAGTATCTCTAAAATCTTCTCCGCAATTTTTATAAAGTCTTCTTTTGTTTTTCCACGTGTTGTTTCTGCTGCTGTACCAATTCGAATACCACTTGTTTCCATAAAAGGTCGTGGATCATTTGGTATACCATTTTTATTAACAGTAATACCATTTTCTTCAAGTAAATCCGCAGCTTCTCTTCCAGAATATTTTGATTTACTTAAGTCAAGCAAAATAATATGTGAATCAGTTCCATGTGTTTGTACTAATATATCTTTTGAATGATGAAAAACTTCACACATGGCTTGAGCATTTTGTACAACTTTATTAGAATATATATCGAATTCTTTTGTATCAGCTTCAAGAAATGCTTGTGCTTTACCTGCGATCATATTCATTAATGGCCCACCTTGAGTGCCTGGAAAAATACTACTATTAATTTTTTTAGTATAATCTGGATTATTCCATAATATAATTCCACCTCGCGGCCCACGAAGAGTTTTATGCGTTGTTGATGTTACAAAATCTGCGCATGGTATCGGACTTACATAAGCACCACCTGCAATTAAACCAGAATAATGAGCCATATCAACCATAAGATATGCACCAACTTCATCTGCAATATCTCTAAAAAGATACCAATCAATTTGTCGCGGATAAGCTGATGCACCAGCAATAATAAGTTTTGGTTTTACTTTTAATGCGATATCACGTATTTTATTATAATCTAACCAACCATCATCAGAAACACCATAAGAATAAGCATCATATAATTTACCACTAATTGTAACTGGAGCACCATGAGTTAAATGACCGCCACTTGCTAAATCCATTCCAAGAATTTTATCACCTGGTTTAAGGAATGCATTATAGATTGCAAGATTAGCATTAGCACCACTGTGTGGTTGAACGTTTGCAAATTTACAATCATAAATGTCTATTAATTTTTGAATTGCTAATGATTCAATTTCATCCATTTGATCACAGCCATTATAATATCTACGACCAGGATAACCTTCGGCATATTTGTTTGTAAATTCAGAACCACATAATTTCATAACAGCATCTGATGCGAAATTCTCAGATGCAATAAGCTCAATTGTTGTTTGTTGGCGCTTTAATTCTTTTTGATAAATCTTATCAATTATCGTGTGCATTGTTTTTCCTTAATGTGTTACTGTTGAAGTGATATGAGATAAAGCTTCTCCGGCCGGATCAAATTCAGTAAGTCTATTATAGTGAATTCCTAATCTTCTAAATTGATCTATAATTTCTTTATCTATTTCTCTACTTAATTCCTCGTCTTGAGCTCTACCGTTTTGTTCGAAATTTTTTGGCCGGGTAAGCATAAAATTAATGTTATGATATTTGTCATATATTTCTAAAGCAATTCTGTCTATTAAATCACTATATAATGGACCAGAATATTTTTCTCTATATAATGGACTTAATAGTACTGGACTATCTGTAATAATATAATCTACCTTACCTACTAATCTTAATATTTTTCTATGTTGATGAGCTAATACCCACAATTGATCTTGAAGCATTGGAATGTTTCCTTCCCAAACACATTCTTTTGCAAACTCATCAGTAAGTTCAACATTATGTCCTAACATTTTCATTTTATAAAATAATCCTGCGGCAGCCGTACTTTTACCAGATGACGGACCACCATAGAAATTAATCACTGTTGTTTTCACTAAATTTCCTTATTGCTTTTCAACTAACCATAAAAAATCATCTTCTACAGTATAATTACCTTCTCCGTATAACTCTTCTACTGCTTGTTTCACGGTTGGAAAATGAATATCATGTCCAATAATCATACCACCTTTACGAACTTTTGGAGCCCATGCTTCAACATCTCTCATAACACCATTATAAGAATGGTCAGCATCGATAAAAACAAAATCTAAACTTTCGTCTTCAATCTGCTTTGCGGCTTCAGTTGTATAATCTTTAATAATAAAAGCTCTATCTGAATAGTCTTTACAGAAATTTGTTAGATCGTAATAATATGCTTCATGATTCCAAGCATGTCCATTTTCTCCTGGAGTCCATTGCTCAGGTCCATCATAACCAGGTTGTGCTTCATATAAATCAACACCATATAAAGTTAGATTATGACAAGTGCGAACAAGATGCTTAAATGTTTCACCTAACCAAACTCCAAGTTCGGCTCCTCTAGTCCAACCGTTCTTACGAACGTATTTTTCAATAGTGTGCCATCTCCAAATGTTTCCACCATCATGACCTCTATCACGTATTCTTCCCATTATATTTCTCCTTTTAAATTAAAACGTTCTTGAGAAAAAAATTGTTTCATTGCATACTCTTCTTCAAACTCAAAGTTTAAATTATTAAATGGATCAAATCTATTATTATCAACATCATTATATGCTTTATGAAAAGTTTTTGTTCTTTTAAAATCCATTCCATATACATTAACAATAGAAGGATTCATTGTATTTAAAAGATATAAAATACAAATACCTGATGAAGGTGTTCCTATTTCAGATAACATTTGCAATTTTATATCTTTACCAAATTCTTTATTGTTATAAACAAATCCGTTATTTCGATTTGTCATAGCAAGATTTAAAGATTTGTATTTGTTTGAGTAAATATATTTCTCCAACTGTGGAGTCTTATATGAATGGTGAGAAGTGGCAGTACGCCAAAACTCCCAAAAAGCCCAAATGTCTATTTTAGTTCCGTGAGAATGACGAGGATTTAAATCGTCGTAGAAGATAGCAGAATTGTTTATTCGTATTACTATCTGATGATCATCGATATCACTACCATATTGAAAATCAAACAATGACTGAGCATTGCCTACTACTGCTATAGATTTATTTTCAACATAGTTTTGCATTCATCACAAACCATAATTTATATTTTATATATTATAACACACTTAAGTTGTTATGTCAACTATTTAAGCAGGATTATCAATTAATATTATATCAAAAGCTGCTGTTACTCTTGCGTTATTTGAACGAACTGTTGCTCTAACATCAATATCAGTTTTTTCTGGCATTTGAAGTGGAACAGCAAATTCATATGTATATGGTCCACCAACACCAGCAACCTCAGCAGTATGACCAATTCTAAATGCACCTACTCCGCCATAACGAACAAACATATCAATTGTTGCGTCAGCGTTAGCAGCACAAGTAGCTGTGCCTTTTGTTAGGTATGCTGTTTTACCAGCAGGAACTGTATAAACAGCCATTAATGTTTGGCCTTTTAGAATATTAATTCTAAGAACTTCGGTTGGTGTCCCTGTTGTCGTAGATACACGTACCTGAGTTTGATTATCTTGAGAAGTGAATGCTCGATATACACGAGCAAAATTCTGAGTACCAGCGCCTGCATTACCAGAAATTGTAATTGTTTCTTGAACATCAAGAAAGTTTTCATCAAGACCAACAATCGTTACAGTCATTCCATCGTCTAATGTAGATAAAGTTCCGTTAGATGTTGTCGTTGAAATCGTGAGTGGTCCTGGTGTAGCAAATGCAGTCCAAGGATAATAGGTATCACTCTTATCCCAAACTGAACCAACGCCTGGATTTGTTGACATGAGAGGAACCGCACCAAATTTATGGATTGCGGCCCAACCGTCTAATTCACCTGCAGCAATAGGAATATTTGAAGCAATTCCAAATGAGTTAATAATATTGCCATCTTTATCCGATAGCATAAATGCTTCAAATAAAGTTTTATTATCTGGTAAATAAGCTTGATTGTTTTTATTCCAAATTGCCATTTATGATTCTATCTCTTCTGTACCTTGTTTTTGTTGATTAACTAAAATCTTTTCTTCTCTTTCAGGAAGAATTATTTTAGCTTCATCGATTTGTGCTGATCTTCCTATTGTCGGACCAATATTATAAGAAGATTTTCTTAAATTTTTAAATTGTAGTTCCATTGTGAATTGATACCCTTGTCCTGCTCCGGCTTTAACGTATCCTATTCTTTTTTCAGCAGCTTCTGCTTTAGAAACACCCTTTGATTGAACTCTTACTCTAAGATAACAATCATGTGAATCATCCCACAATGGTACTTTTTCTATTCCGTACTTATCTTTATTTATTCTTGCTGGGTCTTTGATCCCTAATAAGTAAAATCCGTGTGTTGCAACATTTAAATAATAAGTCTTTTTTAAGTTATAGTATTTTGAAATAGTTGAACTAGGAACTTTAAAATAGATATCAGGACATAAGTTTTTATCTCTTAAATATCTTTTTCTTAAAGTCCAACCATAAACCATTCGAGCATGTTCTTGTTGTTCTGCCCACTTAGGTGTTTTATCTCTTTGTAAAGAAGGATAATTTAGATAACGTAGTTTGCCGGACCTATCGCGATCTTCGGGTCTCCATTTTTGTTCAATAACTCTTAGCATCCCAACATCTTGTGCAATACCTTTTAAGAATATTTTTTCTTCGCTACCTTCTGTATCACCATATTCGTATTTTCCAAGTCCAAGATGATGAATAACAAGAGATCCAGCCGAAGCTAAACCAAGCTTCAGTTCACAACCGTATTCTTTTCCTTCAAATTGAAAATCTAGATCAGGACGATCTGATGATGCACCAGCTGGACTATAATTCTGTTTTACCCAGCCTCGTTTTTTTAATGAGTCTGCAACGTTTTTTTCGTATTCAAACCCTTGTTGAGTAGCCACACTATTTTTCCCAACCTTTAATATATTCTGTTGAGAAATTAGCTTTACTGAAATTTAATCTATCAACAAGTTTAAGACTATTTCTTCCAAGGTGGTCGATAGCAACAAATCCTTCCTGACCTGTTACTTCAAATCCATTTTTTGTTTTAAGGAATGTTTTGAGACCATCTACATGATTAAGTTTTTCGATAACCATTAGTTTTGCATCAACAAGTAAATTATATAAGGTAAAGATACTATGGATATGTCTCATATTTGCTTTACTAAAGAATTTTAATACATCTTTACCCATACCAATTTTCTTATCTTTAGCAGCTTGTGATTTTACTTTATCTGCTTGTTTTTGATAATATTCTTCAATATATCTTTGTAAACCAATAACAAAACCTTTAGGATCTCCTATTCTTTGTCCATCTCTTACTTTACTATTAATATAAGTATTTACTCTAGCGTTTAATTCAGTATTTGTACCTAATTCATTTAAAACTTTAGCATTTACTGTTCTAAAAATACGACCTGCATCTGAAAGTATTTTTGTAATATCATCTGTTTCTTTTTTAGTAAATGTAACATTACCAGATTTATCTTCAAATACAGCATCTACATTCCAGACGCTTTTGACTTTTTTAAGAGAAGGGACAATCTTCTTTCCAAAACTTGCCTGCATTGATTCAAAAGAATCTCCTCTGTATGTTGTGTGCCATACCACACCGATTTTGGATCCTTGAATTGCTTTTCCAAGTTCGCTATTTTTTGGTACCGCGTATACAATCGTATTAGGATGGAAAGTAATATGCGGCTCTCCATCGATATTTTCCACTTTAAGATCGTCATTCGTATATAAGAAATCACCTTGAACTACTCCTTCAATTCCAAGTTTAGAGAATTCTTCTAGAGCAACTTTAAATTTAGCTCCTAAATCTCCACTCAGATCATTATCAATTTCTGCATTTGTTTTATATATTTTTGGATTCTTATTAAAGACTCCTTTTTTAGCGACAAAGAATTTTCCGTCACTTGGATCAGTTCCTGCAAATAACGCTGGAGCTCCATCCCATTTAACTGTTAGACTTACAGGCGCAGAAGTATTTCCTGCAAGCATATCTCGTATTGCTCTAATATAAGAGAATACATTACGTGTTCCATTTACACCACCATCAATGACCGCATCTTCCAAATGAGTCATGTGTAAGTTTTTACCAGAAGCCTCTTCGAGATATTGCTTAAATCGTATCATCTTATTTTCTTTTGATCCTCTATCCATTTTTTAGCAATTCTGTTTTCGATAGCTTTACTTACAAATTTTCTAACATCTTTAAATGTCATTTGTAAAATGTTTTCTTTTGCGTCATTATTATCTACAACGGTAAAGTTTGCATTACCAAATTTACGTTGGAATTTACCGATGTTTTCTTGTACACGATTCCAAAGCTTAACTACCATATCATCTGGTAAAGATCTTGGGCGTAATTTATTACGTTCTAGTGCAACCTCTTTACTAGTGTTAACAAATATCATATAACAATCATAACCTAATTTTCTAAGATTGTCAACCTGTTTTGATATTTTATCGTAATCTTTTCCTGTACCATCTATAATAAGACCTAATCGACCTTTCTTATAAAGTTCCATTCTGAAATTTGTAATTTTTTTTGCCTTAGCTCGAATTTCTTGACCTTTAGGACTTGTTATATCTTCAGGTGATAAACTTAAATCTGATTTTTTCATCCCAAGCTCAAATACATCATCACTATTTACCATTTTAAGACCAAGAGCTCTTGGAATAGTTTGGCTTGCTACAAATGATTTACCTGAACCAGGACCGCCTGCTAGAAATATCGCTTTAAATATTCCAGGATCATTTACACCTTCTTCTAAAAAATCTTTAAACGTTATCATATATACTCGTCGTAATCTTCTGGTTCTATTCCTGCAAAACTAACTGAGCCTGATACCGCTTTCTTCTCACCTTCTTTAACACCAAAGGTAACAATATTTTTACCTGTTGGCCCTACAATATTAATTGTAACTCGTCCTGCAGGTGGGTCTATTTTAATATCACTTAAATCTAAATCTGGATGTTTAGAAATAATTTGAGATTTTTTAGCAGTTGTAATAGCCATTAACATCTTTGTTTCTTTATCATTAAATCCCATAATATCTAAGATGCGTTCACCAAGCTGTGATGTACCTTCTAAGTCTTTAATTGTTTGATATACGAGTTCAGCTACTCTAGGATTGATAGGATTACGTGCTTCTTTTCTATCTTTTTCTAATTCTGCTTGACTAAGATTATTGATTTGATCATCAGTTAAACCACGTAATGTTTTTAATCTATTAGTTGCTTTTTCATCACCCTTTAAATGTTTCTTGTGGTCTTGCTTAATCTTATCTAAATCACCAGCCTTTTTAATAAGATCAGTTAATACTGTATCTTTCTTTGCTATTTGATCAAATTTATTTCCGTACTTATCTCCACCTAAATGTTGACATAAGCCACGAGCAGTTGTATTTGCTAATCCTACTGATTTATTTGAATATAGTTTTAAAGAATAACCATCAAGGATTTCTTTACCTTCTTTCATGATAGCAATACGAATGTCTGCTTTAAAATCGATACCATCTTGGAATGCAAGATTATCGAGGTAAGCTCCTATGATAGTAGCTTTTTGTTGAACTGATTGGTCGATAAGATAATTAGCCATGTCTTGAGAACCTTTACGTATAATCGCAATATTAGCATTATACTTTTTAGGATCCATAGCTCTTAAATCTTTATCCCATTTTGAAACTGTTTGGTTAATACTTGCTCTATACTTTTCGTATTTTTTAGATATATCAACCTCTTCGCCTCTATGATTAAAAAGAAATTGACATACAAGAGCTTCGTTATAGTTTCCTTTAATTACTTCTAATTGGCCTTCATTCAGAATATCACTACTGTTAAGTATGTCTTCTTTAACTTGACCAGGAATACTAATTTCAACTTCTTTAAACAATGGTGCACGTTTTACTTCGCGATTGAAAATCATTCCTATACCGCGTTTTAATGCAGACCATGTTGCTTTAAGTTTTCGAACAACACCTTTACTCAAAGATCGCAAAACTCTTATCTCAACTAATTCGTCAGATATATCGTTAAATCTTTTGATGTTAGGTGAAAAGGTAGGTAAAACAGAAGAAGTGCTCTCTACAATAGTAGGAACACTTTCTGCTTTTTCATTTTGATTTGATAAAAAATCACTAAAATTTTTCATTGGCGCCTTATAATGAAACTTAGTTTGTTATGGTTTATTTATAATTTATGTGAATGTCACGTCTGAAAATACACCTCTCCTATCAGATTTCATTCTACGACCAATATCTGTTTTATCAAACATAGGTCCATCATCTTCAATTATCCGCTTTTTTCCAGAGCTACCACCGGAACTATCATCTATATTGATATTACGCTGAGCACTTTCTTCGAGTTCATATATTTTCATCTTTGCTCTATCTATACCAACTAAGAATCTTCTATAGTATCCTAGGTCACCCCAGCGATTTTTTAATTGTTTGATCATGATTTGACCAAGTTCATCAAGTTGTTCTGATGTTACGATAGCAAAAATAGCATCAGCAGTATGAGTGATACCCATAGATTCTGAAGTATTTGTTAAGTCAACGTCAGAATTTCCATAACCATCACGATTAAACTGAGAGGAAGTAACAACGGCGCAATTGTATTCCATAGCCAAACCACGAACTTCTTCAGCAATTGATTTTACTAAAGTATAACTGTTCGCTGCGGCATTACCTCTTACTCTTGATGATGCACATATATTTAAGTAATCAAGAAAGATTACGTCGGGTTGAAAATTCTTTTTAAGACTTAATTCATTTAATAGATGTCTAAAATGACCAGAGTGTACAGAACCAGTAGGATATTCTTTAATTACGAGTTTACCTGGAGTCTTTGTTTTATACCTAGCCATACGTTTACCGTAGACATCTCTGGGGATTTCTTGAACCTGATCAATGGTAATATCCATGATGTTAGCGTCAATCCTACGGCCAATCTCTTCCTCAGCCATTTCCATAGTAATATAAAGAACATTTTTACCATACATCAAATGATTAGCTGCCATGTGACATTTGACCAATGATTTACCACCACCAGTTGTCGCCATTAACACAGTCATAGATTTACGAGGTAAACCGCCTTTTGTAATCTTATTAAAGATATCAATATCAAATGGAATACGCTCTTCTTTCTTATGATAATGTTCATAACGATCTTCATAGTCATTTAAGAAGTCGTGACCAACACTTGTATCAAAACTAATACCTAATGAATCTGAAAGAAGTTTAGGAATTTCACCTTTAGTTTCTGCAACTTCACCATCAAGTATCAAAATACTTTTTCTGATTGCGTTATAAAGATCTTTATCTTGACAAAACTTTTCTGTTTGATCTATAAGATATTGTATATTAGTATCTTTATCAATTTTAAGTTCATTAATAAGTTCAGATACTTGATTATAGTTATCTTCATTTAGATCTTTACGATTATCAACTGCAATACGCAAAGCCTCTTTTGAAGGAGGCTCTTTGTATTTTTCTACGTATTGAGAGACAGTCGAAAAGAGTTTTCGAAGAGCAATATCGTCAAAATAATCTTCTTTTAAATAAGGAAAAACCTTTCGGCTAAATTCCTCATTCAGTATCAGATTCGACAGTATCGTCTTCTCTATCATTTTCTACTTCCTCTTGTATACTATCAATCATAGTAAGTTTAAATTTCTTTTCGACAAAGTCATTGAAGCCTTTATCATCCATAAGTGATTTGAAAAACTCTTCATCAGATTCAATATCTTTAGAACGTCTTTTTGGTTCAATAATTTCACCAGTTTTCATATCAACTACATTATACCAACCTTGATTAGCTTTTGTCAAATGTCCAGATTCAAGAGCTAAGTCAAAGAGACTTGAATATTTTTGAATACCAGTGTCATATAATACAGTGAAAGGCAGTTTAGATTTTTCTTTAACATATCTTGATTTTTCAATATTGATAGTAAATTTAAATCCTGCAAGATCAGTTCCTTCTTTTTCTTGAGATTTAGAGATAATAAAGATCTGATTAGCTGAATAGTAAATACCTGTACCACCAGATACCACGTTCTTAGGAAACAATCCAATTTCTTTATAGGTATGGTTAACCGCAATCATTGGAATATCTTTTCCAGTAAGCTTAGGTGTGATAATACGGAATAAAGATTTCAACTGTTTAGCACGTGACATATCAGCAACTGACTTTTCATTTTCAGCATCTTCAACCTCTTTACGAGAAGCAAGGTTACCAACTGAATCGATCATGATGAATACTTTATCACCTTTTTCAATTTCATTTAACCTTTTAGTTGCATCAAACTTAAGTTGTTCAACATCTTCAATAGGTACGTGAATAACACGATTCGTATCAATATTATAACTTTCAAGATATTCAGGAGTGATACCATATTCTGAATCATATAAGATTGCTACACCTTCAGGATATTTCTTAAGGTAAGCTTTCATACAATAGAGTCCCAATAAAGTTTTGAAACTCTTAGATTCACCAGCCACTACTGTAAGACCAGGAAGCAAACCACCTTTCAATGAACCGCAGAATGCGATATTGACAATAGGTAGTTCTGTTTGAATAGGATCCTTTTCGTTAAAAAACGATGATTTAGCAAGTACGGACGATCCTTTGACCGAACCTGCTTTGAGCATTTTATCTAATAGACTCATATTATTCTCCACTTAATATTTGATATAATTTATCCGCAAAAGCATCTAGTTTCGAATAACGGTCAGGCCAGTAGATATAATCTTTTTCTGGATTTGCCTTTAGGTTATTTAATAGTGGCATAATTGCATCATATAATAACTGAGCCTTTTCTGACGCGCTTGTTGCTGCAGCAGAGGAAGTCTCAGCTTCAAGTTTAGATTGCTGAACAACATCAAGTTCATCAGCATCCATAGCTGTAAAGCCAAAATCAAAATCTACTATAGATTCTGTTGTTTTTAAATCTGACATGATTTTTCTCCTTTAAAAAATAGGGAGGGATTGGCTACCCTCCCATACGCATCATTAACCTCTTGCGAGTTCTTTAAAGATTGAAAGATCATCGTCATCATCATCTGCAGCAACACTAGGTGCAGCAGTTGGAGCTTCAGGAGCAGATGCAGTTTCAGTATTAAATACTAAATCTTCATCTTCATTATCTTCTTCGAAAGTTGACTGAGCAACTGGTTCATCAGAAGATAAGTCCAATACTCTAAACAATTTGGTTTTCAACTCTGCATAAGACTTGAAGTTTTTAGGATCGACAATGTCTTGTAGAGAGTGTTGTGAATTCCAAACTGCTTCCAGTTGTTCATCGTCTTCGAACAATGGAGCAGGAGCATCAAACTCTGATTTATCATAGTTTGGATAACCTTCAAACTGACGAATTTTCAGTCTAAAGTTTGCACCTTCCCAAAGGTCGAATGGATTTACTGGTTCTTCATCTTCAAAAGTAGGATTCATAAGATCATTCAACTTATCAAAGATTTTTTTACCAAAAGCGTATAGGAAAACTTTTCCTTCGTTCTCTGGATTTGCTTGGTCTTTGACCACGTAAATATTAGCAGTATACTTCAATCTACGTTTTTGCTTACGTGCTTGATCTTTATCAGCTTCAACACCTGTGTTCCACAACTTAGAGTTGTATTCAGATACTGGGTCATCTTGACCAAGAGTTGTAAGCGAGTTTTCGATATACCATAATCCTGTAGGACCTTGGAACCCGTGGTCCCATACTCGAACGAAAGGCATTTCTTCACCTTTAGGAGCAGGCAAGAAACGAATTACTGCGAATCCGTTACCGGCTTTATCTCTAGTTGGTTTCCAAAATTTACCTTCATTCGGGTCCGAATAAGATTTGGTAGTGATTTTCTCGAGTTGAGCATTAAGCTTATCGAGAGATTTGTTACGATTCTTCTTTAACGAAGCAAAGTCTGTTGTTGCCATAATTTTTCTCCTTTATATAGCGTTATTTTGCGTAGTATTGCGATGATCAAAAAAAGTATCCACGAATTATGGATTTAAACTTTTTCTCATCATAATCTAAGAAAGGTTTATATTTCTTAGAAAGTCTTATTATATCACAAGATACGATTTTGTCAACTATTTTTTCACTCCAGTATGAAAAAACTTTCGCTTGGTGTGATAGAATAGTAAAAGTCTCTAAAGAGATTTTCTTTTGACTATACATCGTCATAATATGAGGATGTTGTCCATCTCGTGATACAAAGTTTTGTTGATAGTCATCTAATAGATGTACCAACTCGGATTTGAAAACATGACTCAAAGAATCTTGTTTTCTCTTCCATTCTATATATCTGTTTTGAGCTTCCTCTTCAAGAATTTCTCGTATCCAGATATCAGGTTTTATGATTACATTTGAGAGGATTAGATTTAACCAGTCGTCTCTTTTTGTAAGCTTAGCAAAAAAATATGCGTCATTGCGTGACATGAAGGTTTCGTAAGATGCTCTGACCTTTCCATTATATTTAAAGAAGTCATATCCATCCGTAGTAAAATGTTTCTTTAATGCAAGATATTTTACATACGCATCGAATGAACTATCACTCAAAATGGTCGGAGAGATCTTTTCCATCCTTTACCACCATCTTCAATTGCACAGCTTCAGTTCGAACTTTTTCTCGAAGTATCGAAGACTTCTTAACGATCTGAGCTATTGTTTCAATTTCAACATCGTGCTTTTCTGCGAAGTCTACTAGAGCATCTATATAAGGAACTCCTCTAGAGATATTCTTTGAAATTTCATGATGTATTCTATCTGGTGTTAACGCAACAACTGACATATCTTCTTGTTCTCCTTGTTTGGGCATATTGCTATTCCAAGTTTATACAGTATATTATACTATAGATTGAACAGAATGTCAACTGTTATTTTAATATTTTTTACAATAGATAAAAATTGGTCTAATAGCTTTTACACCATTAGACCAACTATTATAACACGCTTTTTGCGAATTGTCAACCTTTATTTATTAGGCGACACGAATGGGTTCAAAAAGCTCACAACGATTAATGACGCTTAACGACCTGAGGTCACATAGTTCAACATGATGTTGAACGAGAGGGATTCCGTATGGAGCGGAATGCATAATTTGTTGTGCATATAATGAAGGCCATAGTAACGGACCCATAAGTCCGATAATACATGATCCTAGGATCAAAATTCCTACAGCCCAATTACGAATTGTTTTAATCATTAGTTACCTCTGATACTTCTTTAGCACCAACAGTGTAACCTTTTGCTTCCCATTGTTTTAATGTTCTACAAAACGTTTTAGTTTGTGTTAAGCCATTTAGGCCTGTGGTTTTTACTCGTGCACAATACTTACCATCTTCATTTAATCGTGCAACATAATCGGTTTCTGCTAATACAACTGGACTCAACGCTACGAGACACGCGGCAATAACAAATTTCTTCATTTTTAAGTTTTCACTCCTTGTGGTTATGTGGGGAATGTTACCTTTGGTAACGGCAATTATATATACAGAAAGTTGTTAATTTTGTATTAATTTTTTATTAATTATGCGTAAACTATTATATTCCTAAAAAGAATAGTTGAACAAAACTTATACTTCCTCGAATAATACATTCTCTACATATTGATTCTTTCGTTCTTCTGATATACCCATTGCGAGTATTGAGGAATGAAGCATACGATTCATTTTCTGATTACGACAATATTTGTTTTGTGCTTTTCGAGTATCTAATGAAAATGTTTTTTGATATTGCGGATTGTTCATTTCCGTGCAATAAAAAGATGCTAAGTTAAAAGCCATATTACATAATTGATCTGTTTCATCTCCTTCACGAATACTACCTGCACCTACAATATTTTTTGAAAATATTTCTTGAGCCCAATCTGGCATTTCACGAGCTCGAGTCCAAGTAAGATCTTTTATTTCTAATTCAAATTTATCAAGATAAGGATGCGATCCTTCAGTAATAGGAGAATAGTCACAAAAGCAACCAGATATTTTTTGAGGGTTTGCTACAATATCTAGACCAAATATAGGAAGATTAATATTGAATTGAGGAAATATATTGATGTGCATAAGCCATAATTTATTTTTACCTACAGGTTCAATTGTTTTAAGGTGTGCTTTACGAATTGTATCGCTTGACCAAAACCAATCAGACCAACCTTCTAAATCTGCCGTATGTTTTGGATTGTCATACAGTGTCATACTGCGACTAAAAAGATTTCTTAATTCTACAGATAAATCTCTTAGTCTATCAAATAGTTCAGATTCAATCATTCCATTCTTCACTAGCCCAACCCGATTCTATTAATAACGAGTCAGCACTTTTATATTCATCTTCATTGTTATGAAACTTTTCAATTAATTCGTGAAATAGTCTTTCGGCATATTCAAAACAAATTTTTGCTTCATCTGCCATATCATCATTAAGTAGCTCTCGGACTCCTTTAATAAGGCCAGACCTATTTTCAAATTCATACATGGTACCACTACCAGGTACATGTTTCTTAATCATCTGGCCACCGTGTGCATCTCCGAAGTGTCTTACATATAAATGTGCAAGAAGAGCATTGTTATCTTCATCTTCTTGTAATTTTTGAATATGTGCATTATATTCGTCTGTTGATCTAAAGTTGTCTTCTACTTCTTCAAGATCAAACATACTTTCAAGTTCTTGGAGATCTTCTTCGATTTGAGATGATCTAAAAATTGGTTCTAAGTCAATAGGAATAGATACTGCTGATTCAAGTACCATATAATTTTGTAATTGTGCGTGTAAGTATTCTTGGTAAAGCTTAGGTGGAATTTCACCACTCATTAACATATCTGCGAATTCAGTACGCTCCGCATTATCGTGATGAGCTTTAGTTAGTTCTTTAAGGTTATTTGCCATTGGTCACTCTCCTACATGAAATAATAGCTGTTTTAATACCTTTGTATTTATAAATAATTAGCAAATAAAGAGAAAGGAACTCTAATGACTTTTTTTAAACGATTGAGCGAGTGGTTTGACTATGAGGCACGTATTGCAAAATTAGAGGAATGGACACATCCTCCAGTTGCGCCTGGTGGTACAACTGAATTAAAAGAAGAAATTCAAGAACTTCGAGAAAGAATACAGAAGTTAGAGAGTAAATGATAGAATTAACCGATGCAGCAATATCTAAAGCGATTGAGAAAACAGCAACAGAGAGCAAACATGATATCAGAGTTGGTGTTACTGGTGGCGGCTGTGCTGGTTACGAGTACTTTATTCAATTTACTGATACAATTAATGTGGAAGATCATATCGTAGATTACGGTAAATTTAGTATTGTTATCGATAAACTATCACAACCTTTTTTAGAAGGTTCAACTTTAGATTGGATCAAAGAAGGACTTAACGAACAATTTAAAATCATCAATCCAAAAGAAACTTCGAGTTGTGGATGTGGTGTTTCAGTAAGTTTTAAAATTTAATATATGGACGGTGTAATAATAGCTACGTTATTAATTCCTGCCTTTGCAGCATTGGCTTGTTTTATGTTATTTGATGCAGGAACAAAAGGAATCTCTAAAGATCCTTACGTAACAAAAACAGGTGTTCGTCACACCGCAAAGAAAAGTAGATCTCAACATATTGTTTGATCTACATAATAAGGAGAAATGTATGCTAAATCTAGATATGTTAAAAGGAGTCGTATCTTTAAAATTATTAAAGGAATGGGTTCTAGACAGAATAGGTGAAAGAACATCGTTAGATGGAACTGTTATAATTGCCGTTTGTGGTGGTTATCTTTTACTTGGTGGACTGATTGATCTAGTGGCATGGGGTGGATTACTCTATGGTGCTTGGACATTATGGAAAGCAGAGGTAAAGTAAAATGTCAGAAGAAGTAACTAATAATTCTGGCGGGTTTCATCCTGCTGATACTAACGGAGATGGAAAAGTCTCTAAAGAAGAAGAACAGATGTACTTAGAGTTTAAAAGAAAAGAACTCGAAGACCAGGATGCTATGAGAGATGCACAAAGATCTATGGCATGGTTTTCTTTATATGGAATGTTAGCATATCCAGTATTGGTTGTCGGTTCAAACGTAATTGGTTTGGAAAAGGCAGCTGATATCTTAGGTGATATGGCAGGAGTATATTTTATTGCTGTTGCTGGTATTGTTGCTGCATTCTTTGGAGCTCAAGCCTGGACTAAAAAGTAACTTCTTTTTATTCTTAAACAAAAAAGGGGCATAAGCCCCTTTTTTATTGGTCTACTTTTACGATTCTTTGAATTGATGTCGTGTCGTGATAATCACCTTCACTAAAATCTCGAACAGAAGTTTCTTTAACTAAGTAACCATCTTCAATTTTATAGTTAATGATTTCTTTTCTAAATACGCCGTCCATTCTATCGAGAACTCTTTTAAAAGGTCCATCTGAAAGACCGTCATACGGCCTCATGGCTCTATCTAAAATTGCTCTTTTAGTGTGAGTTAAAGTTTCAACGTTATTACCTTTATATTTCATTATGTATTTCCTTGTTCATCAGGTGTTGGTTGCGGAGCGATGGTGTATTCAACACCACCATGTAAAACTGTTAATTCTGTATTTGCTAAAATCCATTGTGGATCTAATTGTGTATCTAAAAATTCTGTATTGCTTAAATCTGTATTGCTTATTTCAATAACAGTGTTTGAACCTTGTGGAATTTCAATAAGCTCTAAGTTTGCGTTTGGATCTTGTGCTGCAGCTGCTAGTGCATCCATCCAATCAAAATGAATAATGTCTGTATTTGCTGGTTCGTTATCTACCATTAAACTATCAAAAGAGTATATGTTAGATCCTTGTTTCCAAACATCACCTATTTCTAAAGGTGTACCGTCTGGTCTTGTTGTTGGTTCTATATCTGATATAATTTCCATAATTTTTAACCGCTACTAGTTGCCCACTGAACATCCATATATCCAGAAAGTGTAAAACTCGTTGGCCAAAGCCAAGTCATGATTTGTCTTCGAGACGTGTCTCCAGTTCTATACCTATACCAACCACGAGGATTGCCTGTTGGACTAAAGAAGAATGCTAAATTAGCTTGATATTGTCCACTATTAAGTGATACTCTAAGATATTGTCTATAAGGATCCGCAATTGCGTATCGAGCTTGATTATAAATTTGACCAGAACCTCTCCAAGTTTGCATAACAAATCTCCAACCTGCCGCAGGGTAACCCCAATAATAATAAAAAAATGCTTTTTCTACTACTGTATCACCATAGGTGCCAACATTACGGATATAAGATGTTGTGCCTGAAGCTACACCTGGGTTGTTCGACCAGCCTTGAATGTCACTAAACCTCCAACCATATCCAGTCGTATTAATTTCAGTATTATCTCGGTTTCCTGTTAGAGCTTGTACAGGATTATATGCTATAAATCGTCTACCACCCCAATATCTATATTTACCACGGAGATCAGACATTGCTATCTGGCCTGAAGTTGGAACGGCATAAGCGCAACCGTAATAGTTGTCTAATTCATATCCTCTACCAAATTCTGCATTGCAATCTGACATTGCAATTTGTCCTGTTGGTGTACCGCTTGTTATTGACATATATTTTTTTCTCTTATTAAGGTGGGGGCTTATTGCCCCCTTTTGTTTTTACACTGTTTTGGATATTCAGAACAGTAATGTTTAACAGCTTTCATTAAAAATACTAAATCACTGTCTGTTAAATCCCCTTGCTCAGGGGCCATTACTTTTCCTCAGGCTCCTGTAATGCGTCGGTCTGTTTATCGACCTCGGATCTTACAGTTTCCACAACTCCTTTAGTAGCATTTGCTGTTGTAGCAACTACTGAAGAAGCATCGTCTAATACAGCAGTAGATAAACCTGCGGCTGTATCAACGGTAGCATCTATGACGCCTGTGGAGAGCTTTTTTCCACCATCAATAACTGCACCAACTGTGCTACACGATGCGGCGAAAAATAATCCAAATAGCAGTGAGAATAAACTCCTCATAACTATCTCCATATATGGATTAACTTAGTAGATGTCCAACTGACAATCTACCACC